CCTATAAATGTAATAGCCCACAAGCCCATCATGTAACCCGTTTTGTGCGATTGTGTTCGTTATTTTCAAACGCCTTAATTTGGTTACATGTTGCACACAGAACCTGAAGCCTCTGTTTTGCCTCCTCTAAATTTTTTAAGTAATACCTAAATATTTTGGCGCCACGCTTTTTACGATCTTCGCTCCCGTCCCCATGTATATGATCCAAAACCAAGCCACGCAAATCTTTGTCATAACCACATTGAACGCATTTCCCGCCTAAATAAGTCAACAATTCTTGGCGTTTGTTGACGTCTCTAAGTCTGTCAATCTTATTGCTGCCTCGGTACCACGACTGATACCGAGTTAGGCCTTCAATTTCTGGGTACTTACGACGACTTTTGTTTCTCTGTACAAGAAAAGGTGTCCGGCTTTTCCCAAAACAAACGGCAGAACAAAACTTGGCAGCTGACTTAACAGCTACAAAAGGTTTACTACAAAATGTACAAGTCTTGTCAAAAGGCATTACTTTTTTAATTTACGTAACGTTTCTGCCAAACGTGCTCGTTGTCCCAGCTTGCCCGGTTTCTTTGCTGCGGCTTCGAGCTTTTTTGCAGGAATGGGCTCACCTTTTTTAGCACCCAACTGCTCGCGCAAAGCCCCAGGCTTTTTTATTGCGCCTTTGATCCACTTCTTCTCCATGTCATTTCTCCAGAGATTTGAGTAAAGATTCCCATTCGTGCCTGCGAGTAGGCCAAGTCCAGTGCTGGTTATAATACCGCACTTGTTCAGTCAACTTGTCTTGGACAGCTGGGGCCCAAAACGTATCTATAGCGTGTGTAAGTTTCTTGGCAAACCGTTCTGCAAAACCATCACCAGGCGATACATAGTCCGCCCAAGTTCCACAAGTCTCAGGCAACGCGCCAAAACTGGTAGTCACCACCTTACACCCTGCAGATAGCGCTTCGATGGCAGCCAAGCAGGAAGTCTCTTCCCAGATGTTTGGGTAGCTCAGAATATGAGCCTGTGCCAAGGCTTGCCGTATTTCTGCGTTAGTTGCGTATTCGTAGTGTGTAGCGCCACGCGCTACAGCCTTGTCATATAAGGGTTTGTACTTAGCATGGTTGGCATCATAGAACGCTTGTCCGTATATGCTGGTTCCAGAATAAATAACCAGTTCGACTTTGGACCGGTCGATCATCTCAAAAGCATCCAGCAAAACTTCCAAGCCACGCCACGGGGTAGAGGTATAGATCAGCCGGAGTTTGTCTTTTGGCTTTTGGTGCATCGGCACTATTGGGATTGCGTTCTGAATCACATGGCACTTATGCGCTGGAATCGGGAAACGACGTCGGTATTCTTCAAACTGCCAATGCGAAACAAACACTATGGCGTCGTAGGCGTTAGCCAGGGCTGGATCTTTTAGGGCTTGAACCGCGCCTTGGTCGTAGCTGTGGTGTTGCCACAGGATGTTTGGCTTGTCTTTGACTAGAGTTGCCGGATGACAGACCGAGACAATAAGGTTTACCGGGGACAGATCTACTAGAGAAGAAAGGCAGCCGTGAAGAAGTTCCGTGCCGCCTGCTGCTTGTTTCAAACCCGCTCCTTTAAGTTAAGCGATTGCCAAAAAGATGAATGTCCCACCGTTGGCATTTATACCGGCAGGTGCGGTTGATGTAATTTCAAATCCAGCGTTGGGTTGGTGGGGAAATTAATAGCCATGATTCTTTACTCCGGTTTTTGTGGCCATTGAACGTTAAACGGGAATCTTTCCTGCTGCGGAACATCACGAAGCGCCTGACGGTAATTTGCCCAGGCAAGCTTCTTGTCGTTAGTCAGAGGCGTGTCATCTAGCTGAGTCCAGTCAGATTCCTTGAGCAATCCGTCCCTTTCTGAACGGGCCGTCTGACTTGCGCTGTCGTACTTTGCCTGCTCACGCTCTGCTTTTTCTTGAGCGCTTAACTCAACGACGTTCCACACCTGCTCCCAACGATCACCATTTTTTGCCGGTGCGCCTTGCTCGACGCGGTGGGTGTCGGGGTTGTACTGTGGCTCCGCTTCCCCATATACAGGCGCATACGGCTCTGGCGAAACAAACGGCGACGGAAACGAGGTGTTTGGAAACGCTTTCCTAATCTGCGATTCTGACACCGGGTATTCAAGCGTGCTGGTGTTGATAAACATTGCTTACTCTCCATTTTGAAAAAGGTAATTGATTGACAAGATCAGGACGCTCCAAAAATACACGTTTACAAAAGTGTGAAAACGTTGATGACCGAAGTGCATTTCCAATAATGCTTGCTAAGCTTGGAAGGTCTGATGCAGCCAAGCTCTTGCTAAATCGATACAAACTGTGCTTGCGAACAAACTTGCGTCCATCGAGATAGCTCAAGCTTTAACTCTCGTGCCAAAAATAGCTCAATTTTTTCTTTTGCTTCTTGCGCCTCTTTCTTAGACAGGCCGATCAGAACAAAGTCGTCTACGTAGCGGACATACCTACGAATCTTTAAGTCTCTCTTGATAAAGTGATCCATAGGATTGAGATAAATCAGCGCATAGAGCTGGCTGAGCAAACTTCCAATTGGCACGCCTAAAGGCTCTCCGTGTTCTGAAAATTTCATCATCAAGTCAAGCAAGCGCTCATCCTTGATTTTTTTGGAGAGTATTTCTCTCAAAATACTGCGATCAATCCGGTAGTAAAACTTGCGAATGTCAAGCTGCAGCGTGTAGCTGTCAGGGCTTGATTGGCGCAAAAACCTTTGAGCCGCATCTGCTGCGCGGTGCGTTCCTTTTGCAACGCGGCATCCATAGTTGTAGTGCACAAAAGTTGAGTCAAAAAGCGGGTTGATGACGTGGTAAATAGCGTGCTGCACAACAACGTCTCGAAACGCAGGTGCGCTGATTTGCCTGACCTTTGGTTCACGAATCACAAAATGCCGGTAAGGTGAAGGCTGGTAAGAGCCGTCTTTTAACTCATCACAAAGCTGTTGCAAGTTTGCGCCAAGGTCTTGCTCAAACCGCATCACGGCCAATGCTTTCCTTTTGCCGCGGCGAGCACGCAGATAGGCTTCGTAAAGCGAATCTAGCGTAAACACCGAGTCGTAAAGGTTTCCAACACGTTTGGTCATGGCTGGCGCTCCCCATAGGTACTAGAAAGCCATTTCCTGCAGATTTCGCCAATACGGCGGGATAGTGAGCTCCCTATGTCGCCAGTCTTTCCGTCAGGAATGTCAGGAAAAAGCGAAATAGTCCCCGGCCCGAAAGCCGTTGTTGTTGTTGTTATTCGACCGGTTGTTGTTCCAATTACGATAGAACACACCGGCATCCGCAGCATTATTCCAATTGCCGCCACATATCGGGAACACTCAAACATTTTGAGCCACCACCCCATCCATGGCCTTTAAGCCACGAATCCAGCCGCCGATCATTGCACCAAGTTCATTGACCAAAATCGATAGCGCTGTGTATCGGCGTGTCGCCTCACTTTGCAGGCGATCTTGTTTGTTGTTGTGATAAAGGTAATACCCCATCTCAAATCCAAGGTTGATAAACATTCTCAGCTGCTCATGCCTTACATCCAGTCTTGCCAGTGTCGTTTTGTTGTTGTAGCGTTTTTGGCACTCGACAATCAGACCATAGACGTCATAGGCCGCCTGGCGAATCTGCTGGCACAGCCCGTATTTCTCATGCCTTGGGAAATGATTGAGATGAACATTCATCAGCAAGATCATTTCTCTGCATTTGTGAATGATTGCAGCCTGTGGATTGGATGGTTTTGTCATGGCGCTTTAGGCCCTCGCTATCGCTCGGGCTTCATATTTACGATCCATAGGCCCCGGCCCGAAAGCCGTAGGCGTAGCTGTTATCCGACCGGTAGTCGGTCCAATTACGAAAGAACACACCGGCATCCGCAGCATTAAACCAATTGCCGCCACAGCGCGGGGACATATTGTGTCTGTTGTACGCATAATGATAGTCATTGCCAAACTGAGCCGTTCCGGTTGCGCTCATGCCATTGCTGTCCTTGGAAATGCCAATTGCTGTACGCTGCCAATCCCTTCCTGACTGAGCGTCGCTAAAGACCTGATTAGTTCCATTGCCAAAATAAGTCGTTCCGCTGGCAGTCCACCAGAACAG